CACCGGGTTGACCATGATACCGACCATGTCGGGCTGATCCATGAGGACTTCAACCGCAACAACCTTGGAGCAACGGAGCTCCGTGGCAAGTTGATCAATACTCGTGTACATACGACGCCCATCAGCATCCTTGAGCAGGAGGAAACGAGCAATCCAGTACTCCGTCGTATAGAACGTCGGCTGGCCAGTACCCTTGTAGCGATGCCGGTTGAGAATAACCGCATCCACAATCTCAGAGACCGAGGAGTTGGCGTCATCCACATTGACGTTGATCACAGTGGTGTAGAGCTCGTGATCCTTGGCAATCGGGCGAATGTTGCCCTCGTTGATCTTGTCGCCGTCACCAGGATCGCGACCGTCACCGATCAGGATCGCACGAGCGAGCTCCTCATCGATCATCAAACGCATCTCGGCCTTGAGCCATGCGATGACATCGAAGTCGGTGATGTCAATGACATCGTCCCGATCGAGCTTCTGCTTCTTGTAGATCGTGGTCGGGGTCGTGGTACGAGCAGCAACGCCGAAGAACTCTTCCTTCTTGAGCGTTCCCTTGACATAGCCCTTGGCCCGGGCATCGTCAAACGTCAGGTCAGCGCTGAGCGTCTTGATCCGAGTGAATGGGCTCTTGCGAGTTGCCCCGAGCAGATCGTCGACCCACTCTGTGCGACGCTTGATCCATTCCGGAGTATCACTGACATTCTGAGCCGTCGGGAACAGCGTCTCGATGTTGGTAATTCCGTGTGCCAAGGCATACTCTTCGACGGCATGCTTGAGCGAGCCAATTCGACCAGCAGTCTCGATGATTCCCTTCATGTCGTCGTGAGAAAGAACACCTCCTGTGCTCTTTGCATCACCCTGCTGTTCGAACACGTTGCTGTGGGCCATTTCTTTACTTCCTTCCGGGTCGGTGGTGCCTGATTCGGCGATATCAGATTGCTTGAGCTCGGTCGCCGAAACGGCTTCACCGATCAAATAATGTACGACATCTTTCTGCTTAGGGTTAAGCGAGTTATAGATGTCCTCAATAGTTTCTGTAGCTGAGGTTCCGTTATCCATCTCAGCGTGAGAAACTTCCTCTTCCTCTTCTTCCTCTTCCTCTTCCTCTTCTTCATCCTCATCGTCATCGACGACGGCATGTTCAAGGACAAGGCCTGTGTAGATAATCGCTTCATCATCGAGAGTTTGCTCATCGCCGTCGCTGTGACGAATTGTGACACTTTCGATAACTGCTCCGGGGTTTGCCCCAGCGAGGACCAGACTGACTTCACGAATAGCTCCGTGAATAACATTCTGATTACGCTCGATGAGCTGATTGGCCCAGATGGACATCATGTTGATGTCACCATGCTCGAGGAGTTGACCAGAGTGCTGCGCCTTGGCGGTCTTGTTGAAGAAGCCGTAAGCGTAAACTCCGTCATCTCGATTCTCGAGAATCGCATGACCCAAAACATTCTCTGGATCAGTATGACCATGTTGCCAAACCAACGGAACTCGAGACTTGTCCTGATGCTTGAATGCATCTGGCATGATCGTCCGACCGTCGGTGCACTTAAGACCCGCCTTTGTGGCGTAGCCGCTAAAATCTGCTTCCATTTTGACATTCCTTTCGATTTGGGCTAAACGCTTCGTTTGATAGCCTCGAGTTCGTCGCTTGATGCTTGTTCATACTTTGCTTTCAGATTCTCCTTGAGGGTCTGGTATGCGGTCCGGGCATTGTCGATTGATCCCTTCAACTCAGTCCGAACTGCTTCTCGCTCAGAACTGGCAGATTCTCTCGCACTCTTCTTTTCTGCACTGGTGGCTTGGCGATCGGCAGAAACTCCTGCTCGATCAGTCGCTACTTTCTCACGATTCGCTGCTACTGCTTCGCGACTGGTTGCCACATCGCCACGAATCTTGGCTATCTCTTCTTTTCTTTCAGCAACTGCTTTGGCCTTATCTGCCTTACTAAGCCCTTCTGGGATAGGTGGCAGAGCCTTGATCTTGGCAGCTGCGGCTTTAGCTTCGGCGGCAACGGCTTTGGATTGCCGGGCTACTTCTTCTGCATCCCGGTTAACCCCTTCCTGCTTTGCATCGATGCCTGCTGTTAGCCTTTCCAACAAAGCGTTTAGCTTCTCTCGAATCTCTTCACGGCGTTTAAGAGCAGATTCACGGACCTGATCCATAGCGGCCTTATGATCGACAGCGGCTGCGTCAAACTCTGTTTTCTTTTCGTCTCCAATGGCTTTCTTTGAATACGCCCATGCTTCTCTTTGCTTATCCCCCTTAGGGCCACGGCCCTTCAGTTCTCTGTTCTTGAGATAGTATTCATGCGCCTTTGCGGCATCATAATACTGGGGTGCTGCGTGAAGAATGTCGTGAATTAAATCTTCTACCGAGGTCATTCTGGAGGACCTCCAAGTTTATCGAGATCTGAACTCAGACCATCGAATACCTCGTTCATAACGCCATCCATCTCCTCAAAGCTTGGTCCTGGTGGAGCTGGTGGTGGCGGAGGTGGCATGTTGCTGTTGATAAGTGCATCAGACTTCGGATCCTGCGAAGGACGATAGCCCATTGCGCTTCTGATTTCGTTTGGAGACAGAATCTCATTTCGAGACATCGTATCCACGATTTCAGCAAGCTGTCCAAGTGGAACAAACTTGAATGGTTCACGGAAATAAAGAACTTTCTGCTTCTTCTTTTTCCCGATCAAACCCAAGAAAGCTCGATGCATTGCTTCAACAACGGCATCCAAAAATGGCTCGATAGTTCTATTGAAATATAGAAGCATTTCTGCTTCGCCAGCAGTACCGTTCATAACGCCTTCGGTGAGACCGAGTTCGCCATACAACTTCCCAGTCAAATATTCGATTTGCTTGAGAAGGTTGTTTTCTGCTGGACGATTAAGCTGCGTGATCTTTTCTGTTCCATCGGTGTAAGCGATGCCATACTTACTACCCTTGAGCTGGAATTCAATCTGATCTCTACGCTGTTCTGCTTGCTTTTGACGGGCTTCAGATTTAATCACGTAAGGAAGCTGAATAATCAAATCCAACTTGCCAGAACTAGTCGCTTCATCCACCGTGTCCAAAAGTTGCAACTTCCGAATCAATCGTTGAAGAGTTGAATTCGGTTCATTCATCACCGCATAGAATGGGTTCTCTACAATGGCAACCATTTGCTTTTCGAGTGTAACTTCTTCTCTTACACCTTTATTCTCATTATACACACTGACTCGAACATGCTTAGGGTACCATTGCGTAATCTTGCCAACTCGCATTGACAAAATATCGAATTGTGCCTCAACCTGCGGGTCAGAGATAGTGTCAACAGGAACAATTGCAGCAACGCCTTCGTCAAAAAGCGTCATGACAATATCTTGTCTAAAAGCACGTGGTCCTTGATCAAGGTTTGGCTGAAAAGTCAAACACGTGTTGAATTCACTATCAATAGTATCTACGTAATCTCCATCCTCATTGACTTTTGCATGTCGAATCAAAATATCAGCTACATCGATAGCCATTCTTGTATAGATCGACGTGATGATGGATCGTTCATTGAAGTATCGAAGACGTGCATTTTGTGGCGGAGTAGTTCCGTAACTCGGAGGTCCTTGATCGTAAAGATCTTTCGAATATGATTGATCGGTTGAACGGAAGGCATTCCAAGATTTCTTAACCTGGTCTAAAAGTCCCAAACTGGCTCACCTCCCTTCTATTTAATCGAATCTATTTAACGACCTGCCGATGAAATAAGTCCAATGGCCAGGCCAACTGCCGCACCTGCTAGAATCTTCTTGGCGACATCCCCTCCAGTGATTGCTTCCTTCGATTTGGCAACTTCTTCGTAGGATTTAGTCCGCTTCTCATTGAGAATTTTACGAGCTTCTCTAGATCCAAGCTTAGCCTTGTTAGATTTGAACTCAGCCTTGGCTGCTTTACGTTCTGCCTTAACCGCACCACTTTTAACTCGACCTCGAGCAACTTCTCGTGCTGCGATATCCTTTTCTCGACTCTTAGCATTAAGCGTCTTGTTTTTGGCTTTGGCTGCTCGTTTTGCTGCTCGACGAGTTCCCCACTTTTGGCCCTTAACACCGTGATGTTCAAGCCAATTGACATCTGCTTGCAATGGTACG